TCAATTTTATCTAAAGTTTTAACAAGTCTTGCATCCGCTTTAGCCTCACGTATTTTTTCTTTTTGTTCTTTTCTACTCTCTGTCTTAGACTCGGCTGTTCTAGTAGGCTCTTCGCTATTGGATTCCTCTGCAATTTCTTCTGTTTTTTCTTCTTCTTTTTCTTCATTTTCTACTACCTCCATTTGCTTGTTCATTATGGGTTTTTCTTCTTTTTCTTCTTTTAATTCTTCAAACTCTTCAACAACTTCCATAATCATCTCTTCTTTTTCTTCTATAAACTCTTCGAATTCTTCTACTATTTCCATAGGCATCTCTTCTTTTAATTCTTCAAATGTTTCTAATACTTCTAACTTGGCCATTTTAGGTTCTTCTTCCATAGGAGGTGGTAACATTTCTATTATCTCAAATATTTCAAATACCTCTTCCATTTCAAGTTCTTCTATAATTTCAAATTCTTCTTCAAAATTTAATTCTACAATTTGTTCTATCTCTTCAAACTCTTCAAATAGTTCTTCAAATACTTCTGTTATTTCTGTTTGTATTGCTGGTGGTAATGGTGTGTAATCAATATCTAATAACGTTGCTGTAAGTTCTGCACCAACCAAATTAGGTCCTATAGCTGCTGTAGAACTGGTATTACCACCGTCTATTCCTCGCCACTCCCAACTCCAGTTTCTTGCTCCTGTGCCATTATGAATAACAGTATCTGTGTAAGTAAATGTATTGCTATAATATCCAGCATCATTATTTCTATTTTGAGTTACGCTACCTAAAACACCATTGGATTCATCTAATATTTTTACAGTTGTTGAATAACTATCTCTTTGCCCACCACCAGAAGATGCTTGACCACATTGATGAGCAGATCCTACCCACTCACAGTTTTGTACCTCTGTTGTAGAATTTAATCTTACTCCGCCATCTAAACTATTTGCTGTAGTTGTAAACTGGCCACTGTTTTCTTTTTCTGTTGTGATGTTTAATAAAGAACCATTTGCAGATACAGTCCCTGTTCCTGTCGCTTCTATTTCGTTTGGATAGTATGTTGTGCCAGACATTGTCCAGTTACTAGTGCTGTTAAAACCATCAATGGATCCTCCAGAGTTTTGTAAACTAGTTTGTCCTGTGCCTGCGTTGGGTAATAGATTGCCTGATGTAGCTGTCTCTGCGTTACTCTTTAGTGTTATCGATAACAGGATCAATAATGATAGCGTTAGCTTTAGCATTTGCCTCCTCTATAATTTTTAATTCTTTTACATATAAATCATAGTCAGGTCTTAATTTGTCATATTTCTCCCAAGCCTTCGTTGCTTTTTTTCCTATCTGTCCTTCAAAAGGACATGGTGTGCCTGCATGATGCATGGCTTGAAATACTCTTTCATCTTGACAAAGCATACTTACAGCTGCAACTTTCATGCCTTGATTTGATAGTTCTCTAGCTAATTTTATTCTTTCACAATTTTTATCTCTAAAATGTTTACCAGCTGACACACCAAGACCAAAAGTTTGAACACCAGCTGATACACCTACAGCACAAATATCCATACCACCTGCATTTATGTTTGGAGCAGATGATGTTGGAGGTGCTGATCTGATGTTAGATGTTGTATTGTTAGTTGTAGTTGAACTAGAACTAGATCCAGACTCATATGTTGTGGCGTTTGTATAACCACCAGTTATGGAGGTGTTCGACCCACTTGTATTATTTTGAGTTGTATCTGCAAAAACAGACGTTGTTAATAAAATAAATATTAAAAAAATTATTCTTTGCATTTACACTCCTCGCATACACAAACCCCATATTCGTCTGCGTGTAAATTATTGTTACAGTGACATTCGTGATAACAGTTACTACAAAGACTCATTACTTATCTAAGCCAGCTGTGTACCAGTCAATAAATCTTTTCCATTGTTTTTTTATCCACTTAATCATGCTTTTTCTCCTCAATTTCGTAAAAGAAATTATCAGTATCTTCTGTTTTCCATTTACTTGTGTTTTCTACATTCCACTCAGAAGTTTGCACTTTCCAGTCTGGAATATTATCTTTAACCGTAAAGGACGGTATATCCCATATACATCTATTGTTAGGTTGTGCTGCATAGTTCCCATCGTCTAGGGCTATGATGTGAGCACATTTGTGCTCGTGCGGAATCTCTGAATGGTCCGTGTCTAATATATTACTCTCTGGGTGTGCAAAGTCAACTGTAAATAAGTATTTACCAGGATGCCATTTTTTATCTTTACCAATATATTTACCAGCTTGTCCTGCTAAAATATCCCAAGAATGAACAGAAGGATAATAACTGAAACAATTCCAAAGCTGTAGCTCATCAAGTCTACGTCTAGGAACTTTGTCTGGTTTAAAACCTCTTTGAATGAAAGCAGTAATTGGTAAACGGTAGAAGATCGCACCATTTTCCATAATAGCATGAAATAAGATTGACTTACCCGTAATAGATGACAGACCAAAGATAATACAATCTTCAACTTCGCCGTGATGTTTTTTAAGGTCATAAAGATATTCTCTCTTTATTTGAGCGTACTCTACTGGAATGTTTGCATTTAAATAAGCCATAGTTAATCATTTATTGTTCCCCAATTTTTACCAAATTCATAATCAACTTTGTTTGGGATTTCTAATTTAACAGCATTCTCCATAATCTCAACAATTTTTTTAGCTTGCTCTGATGACTCAACAGAAATATCTAACTCATCATGTATTTGTATATGTGCGACAATTCCTTCCTTATATAAATCTAACATAGATTTTTTTGTCATGTCAGCAGCTGATCCTTGTATTAATTTATTTAATGCTTTGTAAGTGTAAGCACGCTTGATGCCTGGTCCATGTTCTTGGACAGCTTGTTCAAATGGTAATGCTTTATGCATACCAAAACTATTTGGTTCCCATAAATGAAACCTACATAGTCTTCCAAGTAAAGTTCTTATTTGTCCACGTTGTTGTGCTCTATTAGAAACTGAGTTCATCAATGATTTAACAAATGGAACTCTACTGTGATAAATATTAAATAGTTCTTCAGCCTTATCTTTACTAACACCCAACTCTGCTTGTAGTTTTGCTTTACCCATACCATAAAATAATCCAAGATTAATTGTTTTAGCAGCTGTTCTTGGTATATCTGCCATCTTTGCAACAATAGTATGGAAGTCTGCATCTCCATCATCGTATGCTTCTTTAACACCAAACACACTTGTGTCTTGGTCTAGGGATGCATAATGAACTACGAGTCTTGGTTCTTGTTGACTGTAGTCAAAGCATCCCCACTCGCAACCTGATTCTGGTATAAATAGGGATCGAATCAGTGGACCGAGGTCTTTATTACGAGCAGGAATTTGTTGTAAATTAGGATTAGAATATGAAAATCTACCAGTAACTGTACCACCTTGATCAGATCGTATCTGATTAATATCTGCATGTATTCTACCCTTATGTTCATATTTTATTATCGTATCTATAAATGTTGTATGTGCCTTGTTTATTTCTCTGGCTTTTGCTATCTTCTTAACTAAAGGATGTTCATGGTTAGACAAAAAGTTTTTAGTAAATGATGGTGCCTGTGTTTTCGCAGTTCTTTCGTAAGGTAGTTTTAATTTGTCAAAAACTTTGGCAATCGATCGTGCTGCCCATATTTGACATTCTACTCCTGTCTCTTTGGTTACTTCTGATAGTAATAATTTTTCTTCTGTACTTAACTGTTGTTTTAATTTATGAGCGGATTCGGTATCGACACGCACCCCTTTAAATCTCATATCAACTAAACACGGAAACAAATCTGTTTCTAAATCAAATATAGACCCTAAATCTTGGCTGCTTATTTCTTTTTGCATAACCTTCCATAAAGAATAGGTCAGCTCTGCATCCCTTTCTGCGTAATTACCTACATATAATGCGGGTAATTTCCACATATCTGCTTTAGGATCTAAACCCCACTCTCGTGCTGCATTGTTTAATTCTGTTTCATTTTTACCTTGGCCAACATAATCCCAACCTAAACTATTAAGATCATATCTATATCTATTTTCATTTACTAAAGATGCTGCAATCATTGTGTCATATATTCTGCCATTTATTTTAAAACCCATAGATCTAATCCAACACACATCATACATTGCATTATGAAATATTTTATCTGCTGTTGATTCACAGATATCTTTAAACCATTTCATAACTAAATCTTTGTCAAGATTACCACCACCTTCGTGATCAAATGGAAAATATCCTGAGTATCCATCTGTAGCCACAGCTATACCTACAACTTTACCTCTACCAACAATAGACCCTGTGCCTAATTTTTTTAAATCAGGATCATAAGTCTCTAAGTCAATTGTTATTTCTTGAGCATGGCGTAAGTCAGGGAACTCTGTGGGTTTTACCCATTCTGTTTGAGCTTTAAATATCATTATCTTTTCTCCACTTCTTATAACCCTCTGCCCAAGTTTCTTCTTTTTTTTGTGCTTTTGAATAATCTCGTTCTAATATCATTTCTAAATAATGAATGGCTTTATGTATATCTTCTTCCTTTCCTTTAGCAGAATGTCTGCATATATATTTTATAGCCGACCCTTCTGCAAATTGCAACCTGTTCTTGTTTATAAACTCACTTGGTTGCATCACCATCGATTTATAATGTGATCCTCCAATTTGTTTTTTGTACGCACTCATATAATAAACTCCTTTCGTTTATTGTTACATTTTACTAGATATAAATTTTGTATCGTTCTTGTTACACCTACGTACCAGACACGATACTCCTCATCTTGTTTGTACACAGATTTTTTAGAAGCTTTTATAGTGTTATTTGTTTGATTTAAAAATAAAACAACATTAGCTGCTTCTCCTCCTTTAGCCCCATGAATTGTTGATACTGTTATTCTTGGTTCTTTATTTATTTTTTCACCATTTAATATCATAGTTCTTAAATAATCTATCTTAGAGGATGCAACATTATCAAATGCTTCATACCATTCTAAATTATAATTAGGTTTACCTTTTATTTTTTCTAATACTCGTTGCTCTTGTATCTCTGGTATACTTTCTCCTTTTCTTATTTTGTTCCAATGTTCTATATCCTCGTATAAATTTTTTGCTATACTATTTCCGTCTACAGTTTTAAAAAACAAACCTTTTTGTTTTAATATTTTTGGTATAGGTTTGAGTAATGGATTTGTTCTTGCTAATATTAACCATGATCCTTTAGACATATCTATTTCAATAAATTTATATACCTCGAAAATTTCACCTTTTTCTTTTTTAGGTAAATAATCTTTTTCTAATCTATTATCTACAACTCTAGATATTATAGACAGAGCTTTTTGTTGTATCTGACTTGGAACTCTCTCTGATTGTTTTAATGGCATTTCTAATGCATCCCAGTCAATGAATAAATCAACATCAGCTCCAGCCCAACCAAATATTGCCTGATCATCATCCCCTGCTATCCAAACATCACAACCATTATCTTTCTCTATTTTTTCAATCATATCCCACTGTATTTTAGATAAGTCTTGTGCTTCATCAACAAAGATTACATCTAGTTTATTTTGTATACTTCCTTTTTTTAAAAATTTTTCTAACATATCTGTAAAATCTATAAGACCATAAGTTTTTTTATAACTTTGTATTTCACTGTCGATGGCCTCTAATTTGTTTCTTTCTACTTTTCCAAGATGTTCATTAAGATCTAACTGCTCCAATGTGCTTATTCTTTTTACTCTTGCTAAATTAATTAAATTTAAATATTCGCTACTTGATGAAAAAATACCATTCCATGCATCTTTTTCATAAGATGCATATTGAATTTGTATACCACATGTTTCACCTATAGTTTTGTAATGAAGTTCGTTCATAACATTTTCTTCTTTCAAACCTAAGTTATTAAAAGCTAATGAGTGTAAAGTTCTAAAATATTTTATGTCTTTTTTACTAAAATTAGGTTTTTGCTGTAAGAATCTGTCTCTTGCCTCTTCAGAAGCTTTTCTAGTAAATGCAAAAAATCCTATTCTATCTAACGATATACCTGTATCCAAATAAAGTTTTACTTTATCCAATAATGTTTTAGTCTTACCTGTACCTGGTGGTCCTACAACTTTATATCTCATTAGTAATTAGATCCTTTTCTTTCTACTGGTTTATATTCTATCTTATCAATGTGTAATTGTTTTAGTTTACAAACTTTCTCAACCTTACCATCTACTTTAAGTGAGTAATTAAATTCTACTTTAAATCTTTCTTTTAGTTTCTGACCTATCTTTTCTTTTGATATTTTCCAATCATTACCAAGATGTGTAAGAAACGATTGGTATTTAAAAAAGTGAAAACCATCTTCAGTAAGACAAGAACCTAATCTAATTTGTATTCTTTCTTTAGCTTGTGGACCATTAACACAATATTGAAACAACTCATTAGCTAAAATATCATCTGTACTTGTACCCTCTGGTGGTGTAATATTCTGACAATTTTTTCTCCACTCATTTAACTTTGCTCTCCAATCTTTCTGCTTAATAGGTTCAAAGTATATACCTGTCTGTTCCCATATTAAATTTAATACTTCTTTCTGTGTTGTCATTAATTTAAGATTAGGTATGATAACCTCTATCTTATCATCATTAGGCATAACCACATTAAATCTATACTCTGGTTGTTCATATCTTATAATTTGAAAATCAGTTATATCTGGAAAAACATTTATACTATCAGACTTAACACCAAAAGGTTTTGAATAACAAAGACTACGCATACACTTGTCCTTAATAGGTTCTTCATAACAAGTATGTCCTGCTGTTTCTTTATCCCAAGCTTTTAATTTTTGATCTAATTTAGATTTATCCCAAGGATATTCTAGGTAAGCATAGTTTGCTTTTGATACAAAATCTTGCCACTTGTCCTTGTATTTCTTTTTTGCAAAGACCATGTAGTTATACATAAATCTATCTCTACCATCATCTAGTTTTGTTTTAGAACATAAAGCCAAACAAGGTGGACCATCAGAGAACTCTGAGTCAGTTCCTAATAATATGTTTTTGTGTGTGTCTTCTACTAAGCTATTTAATTTATCTCTTGTTGTTTTTAGTTCATTTGCTAGTTTTATAAACTGATCTAAAGATAGTTTAGAATTATTCTTATCTACAGCATATCGATGTGTTTGTCCGTTATTGTAATAAGGTAAGTTTATAAAATTACCTGGTTTAATATTTCCCTTATCGTCTTCTTTTAGCTCTTTCTGTTTTGGAAAAATTTCTGTAGTAGGTTTTAATCCAAGTGGTAATAAAAATGATTTTAATGCTTCTATTAAATCTGATGTAGGAACAAACTCCTCCATAAATATGTAACAATGCAATCCACCACTTTTTGAAAGCATAGGTATTAGAGGTAATTTATATTGTTCGAATAAAGCTAGATAGTTCTCTATCTTAAATCCTTTGTAGTTCTTTGGATCAATATCAATACATCCAAACCTTGCCGTGCCATCAATAGTACAAGGCTGTATACCTATTGATATTTTTCCTGCTATATGATTTTTGTAGTCTTCTTCTGTAACTGGTCTGCCTGACCATTCATAATCTGGTTTTAATTTGTTTCTTTCAGAGTCCAGCTTTGCACTA